AGTTCTTCGAGTTCGAGTCGAATTTGACGAGCGAAAACGAGACCTGAACGGACTCTTGCGAGGGCGGCGGCGATTGCGGAAGCCACGGCGGCGCGACATTCGATACATTGCATAATAGTACTTTCCGAAGAGGGGTAGTCCATTTTCGTTATGTAAAAATTACTTAACGATAAAAAATCTTCAAACCCCGGGCGGGGGGACGACGAGTATTTATACTCTGCTGGCTGCTGGCTGCTGGCAGAAAGTGGTACAAAGTTATCGACCACTTTCAAGCCAGCATGAGTCAGCAATTTCGCCTCCAAGCACGCTATGTCCTCCTTACCTACAGTCAGTGTGGGGACCTGGATCCCCAGTTGGTCTGTGACCATCTTGCGACAATACCAGCTGAGTGCATCATTGGACGAGAAAATCACAGTGATGGAGGCATTCACCTCCACGCTTTCGTTGATTTCGGCGGACAGCCAAATATCCGAGACCCTCGACGATTCGATGTTGCAGGTTTCCACCCGAACATTGCTCCATGCGGTCGAACACCGCAAAAGATGCTCGACTATGCGGTCAAGGACGGAGACATTGTCGCAGGAGGGCTCCCTCTCCTACTGGGAACTGAAGTACCGGCAGCTGATACTGTCTGGCATCGAATTGCAAATGCAGCAACTGTTGACGAGTTTTGGAGCCTTACTCGAGAACTGGCTCCTAGAGCGCTCCTCTGCAACCATCAATCACTCCGCGCTTATGCCGAATGGCACTATCGACCCGTCGCTGTTAAATACGAACACCCAGCTGAACTTCAGATCCGCACGGAACATGTGCCGGAACTTGACAACTGGGTACGTGACAACCTGTCTGGAAGTGGTAAGTCGTGCCCGTCGCATTTGCTCACGCCCCTTCGGGGTCGGGGGGGGCCCCGGAGCCCACTCCCCTCGTCGCATGCTCGAGGGCGTGGGTTCACATCTCGGAACCGGGCCTCCGGCGGTTAAATTCAATGCTAATTGCTTATAGGCGGACGTCCTAAAAGCCTGATCCTGTGGGGCGAGACCCGCCTAGGGAAGACTGTGTGGGCGCGTTCACTAGGAGCGCACATATACTGTTGCCTACAGGGCAACGTAGACGATTTCAAAGCTGGACTGGAAGACGCCAAGTATGCGGTCCTTGACGATATGCAGGGTAATTTCCAGTTTTTTCCCTCATACAAAGGATGGTTGGGTGCTCAACACACCTTCACGGTCACGGATAAATACAGGGGGAAGACAACCATAGAGTGGGGGAGGCCCACTATATGGCTCATGAATGATGACCCGGAGGAAGTTGGGCATGTGGATCTGAATTGGCTACGGGGCAACTGTACTATCGTCCATCTGACCGAATCCCTCATAGCTTAACGCTCATGCCAGTAATATGTACCCTCAGGGGCCCACGTCATGGAACCAGGATTACCCGAAGAGGGTACAACAGCATAAGCAATGTCGTATATGTACAAGTCCCCCATGCCCTGTCGTGACGTAACAGAAACAGGGGAACCCCTGCTAAAAACAGCTCCACCACGCTCATCATCATCATAGATGAGCCGTTTGCGCGTAGGATACCAAAGACGGAAAGTGCGTGACATTCCTGACTCGTTGCCAGGATTGAAATGATACGTCTTGTCGGATAAGACGGTAATACGAGTCGTTGAGACCTTGGCGGTAAACTCCGAGGTCCAGTCAATGCCCTCATGACCATCCCAAATGAGGTCACGAATGGCGTTATGTTGCTCCGTGGTGGGTTGCCCAATTAGGCGGACCATGTCCACCCCAAGTGGATTGGGGTCTTCGGGAGAGGGTTTCACCGCCTTACTTTCGAACGGCTGTGTCCAATCACCGATGAATTCTCCCTTATTGTAGAGCTGGTCGCCCTTCATAGTGAAGACGACACGTCTCCATTTCCAGACTCCGCCACCATGAATATCCACCTGGACCCGCTCCTTATACCCAACCGAGAAGGTGTCGCGACGCTGACGTGTCGACTCCCCCACATCATTGGCAGGACCTAGGGGACGGGCGGAAGGCATGTAGAGAGAGGCGAAACCAGTACCAACGGTAATGGGTCCGATTGTAGGAGGGGCCTGATCAGAAGTCTGAACCATCGAGAGCATGTTGTCCCTCTTCTTGATGGAGGCAACATTCAAGATACGCCGTCGTGACGTTCGCGGAGCAAAACGTCAAGTTCTTCGAGTTCGAGTCGAATTTGACGAGCGAAAACGAGACCTGAACGGACTCTTGCGAGGGCGGCGGCGATTGCGGAAGCCACGGCGGCGCGACATTCGATACATTGCATAATAGTAC